GAACTTAACGGTACAATCGCTGAAGATTCATGGTTTGAAGATGAAATCACACCAAGGATGTTCAAAGAAGAACTGTTAAGCGATAGTGGTCCTATTACCATTTGGATTAATAGTCCTGGTGGTGACTGCATTGCTGCAAGTCAGATTTATTCAATGCTAATGGATTATAAGGATGAGGTTACAGTCAAGATTGATGGGATTGCAGCTTCAGCAGCTTCGGTAATTGCCATGGCTGGAACAAAGGTCAAGATGGCACCTACCGCTTTAATTATGATCCACAATCCATCAATGGCAGCCTTTGGTGAACGTAAGGACATGGAAAAGGCGATTGATATTTTGAATGAGGTAAAAGAATCAATCATTAATGCCTATGAAATTAAGACAGGGCAATCAAGAACAGTTCTTTCTCATTTAATGGATAGTGAAACTTGGATGAATGCCAAAAAGGCAGTTGAGCTAGGTTTTGCCGATGAGATATTGACCGATGAAAAGAAACAAACTCCAACTGAAGCATATATGTTTGGATCAAAAGAATTCGAGATGTCATTGGTTAATAAAATTACCAAAAGAGGACCTGCTCTTAAAAAGGGTCGTAATGTCAACGAATTAAAAGACAAATTAGCCACAATCAAAAAATTAATTTAAGGAGGATATAAAAATGACTAAGCAAGAATTAATTGAAAAGAGAGCTAATCTTTGGAAAGGAATGAATGCCTTTCTTGAAGCTCAAAAGAAAGACGATGTATTAAGCCCAGAAGATGATGCTAAATACAAAGAAATGGAAACTAGATTTGATTCATTAACTAATGAAATCAAGCGTATGGAAAGAATGGAAGCAATCGAAGCTGAATTAAATAAGCCTCAAAATGCTCCAATCGTTAATAAGCCTATGGTAGCAAATGAAGATGAAAAGCAAGGTCGTGCATCTAAAAACTATAAAAAGAGTTTCTGGAACGCAATGAGAAGTAAGACTGTTAGACCTGAAGTTGCTGATGCTCTTCAAATTGGTACTGACTCAGAAGGCGGATATTTAGTTCCTGATGAATATGAAAACACACTTGTTGAGGCACTTGAGGAAGAAAACATCTTCCGTAAGATTGCTCATGTAATCAACACATCTTCAGGTGATAGAAAAATCCCTGTAGTTGCATCTAAAGGTTCTGCATCTTGGGTAGATGAAGAAGGAACTATTACTGATAGTGATGATGCATTTAGCCAAGTATCTATCGGTGCATATAAGCTTGGAACACTTATCAAAGTTTCTAACGAACTTTTAAATGATAGTGCATTCAATCTTGAGGCCTATATTTCTAAGGAATTTGCTAGAAGAATTGGTACTAAAGAAGAAGATGCATTCTTCAATGGAGATGGTACAGGAAAACCTACTGGTATCTTCAATGCAACTGGTGGTGCTCAAGTTGGTGTTACTACAGCAAGTGCAACTGCAATTACTGCAGATGAAATTATTGATTTATTCTATTCTTTAAAGGCTCCTTATAGAAAAAATGCAGTATGGGTTTTAAATGATTCTACTGTTAAAGCTATTAGAAAACTTAAAGATAAGAATGACAACTATTTATGGCAACCTGCATTAACTGCTGGAACTCCTGATACTATTCTTGGTAGACCCGTTTACACATCTAGTTATGTTCCTTCAATTGCAGCTGGTGCTAAGACTATCGCCTTTGGTGATTTCTCTTATTACTGGATTGCAGATAGACAAGGAAGAATCTTCAAGAAGTTATCTGAGCTTTATGCTGCAACTGACCAAACTGGATTCGTTGCTACTCAAAGAGTAGATGGTAAGTTAGTTCTTCCAGAAGCAATTAAAGTTTTACAACAAAAAGCTGGAACAACTAGCGGTTCAGGTAACTAATTAGGAGGTGGCAGTGATGATTGCAAATGATTTATTGGAACAGGTGAAATTGAATCTAATCATAACTTTCAACGACGATGACAGTCTTATTGTTTCTTTCATCTCTGCCGCCATTTCTTATGCAGAAGGTTATCAGCATTTAGAAGAAGGGTATTATAAAACCCACGAGATGAGTGAAAGAACCAAACAAGCAGTAATCATGCTATCAAGCCACTTTTATGAATCACGAGATGGTTCAACTGGTGGCTTTTTTGCTGATAACACCAATGCCAGCGAACAAATATATAAAACTGCAAATAGGCTCTTGCTTTTAGATAGAGAATGGAAGGTGTAGCGTATGGGACTTGGTTTGATGAATAAGAAAGCGAAGATCATATCAATAACCAGCGAAACCGATTCTGAGGGCTTTAGCTTTGAAAATATCGAGGTTTTAGCGGAAGTTCGAGTGTTTGTGGAAGGAAGGCATGGAAGCGAACGTTGGGCAAATTTGGCGGCTTTTAGTGAGGCAACCGAGCTCTTTAAATTAAGAAAAATTCCTACGTTGAAAATTACTACCAAGCACTATGTTGAGTTAGATGGTACAAGATACAACATCCTATCTATTGAGAATGTCAAGGGAAGAGGAATGTATATCGAAATATTAGCTAAACGAGTGGAGGCTTCCAATGGCTAAATGTACATCAAAATTGCCTGATGATCTTCTTAAAAAACTATCTAAAGTAGGAAGCAATATGGATGTGATAGCTGAAGAAGCTTTAAGAGCTGGTGGTGAGGTGGTTTTAAGTAAAACAAAGGCAAATTTAGAATCCGTGATTGGAAAGAACACAACTGCTGAATCAAGGTCTACTGGTGAACTAGTAAATTCGTTGGGACTTAGTCCAGTGAGGCTAGATAAACAAGGAAATTACAATATAAAGATTGGTTTTGGCGAACCTAGAAAAGATGGTAAATCAAACGCAATGATTGCTAACATCATCGAATATGGAAAACATGGCCAACCTGCAAAGCCTTTTTTGAAGCCAGCAAAGACATCGTCTAAAAAAGAGTGTGAGCAAACTATGATTAGAGTAATAGAGGAGGAAATCAAGAAACTATGAATATTTTATCTGAAGTAAAAGGGCTTCTCTCAAGTCTTAATATTCCGATTGAGACAGGAGTATTTAGTAAAGAAGCTCCAAATGAATACATAGTGTTGGTGCCTCTTTCTGATTCATATCCGCTTAATGCTGACGATATGCCACAAACAGATCTTCAAGAAGTACGAATAACGGTCTTTACAAAAAACAATTACATAAGACTTAAGAATCGGATTATTGGACGTTTACTTTCTCATTTCTTTTATATCAATGATCGTAGATATAACGGTTATGACACTGATGCGGGCTACCATCAGTACACAATAGACGTAGCCAAAACCTATGAAATAGAACAAGAGGAGGATTAAATCTATGGCAACTATAGGATTAGATAAACTTTATTATGCTCCAATTACTGAAGATAGTAATGGGAACGAAACATATGGCACTCCAGTTCAACTTGCAAAAGCGATCTCTGCTGATCTTTCGATTGAACTAAACGAGGCTACTTTATTTGCTGATGATGGTCAAGCTGAAGCAGTAAAGGAATTTAAATCAGGTACACTTTCTTTAGGTGTAGATGAAATTGGTAACGATGCTGCAGCCGCTTTAGTTGGTGCTAGAGTCGATGCAAATGGTGTACTCATTTCAAGCGGTGAAGACGTGTCTAACTATGTAGCTATTGGCTTTAGAGCAAAGAAGTCAAATGGCAAGTATAAATATTATTGGTTATACCGTGTCTTATTTGGTGTTCCAGCTACTAACCTTGCTACAAAAGGCGACTCAATTACATTCTCAACTCCAACAATTGAAGGTACTATTCTTCAAAGAAATAAAGTTGATGGCGCAAATAAGCATCTTTGGAAAGCAGAAGTTACTGAAAACGAGTTAAACACAGCAATTATTAATGCCTGGTATGACGCAGTTTATGAGCCTTCATATGCTCAAAACAATAATGGAGGTAACAACTAATGGCTAACGAAAGAAGTGCAATCATCAAAATTGGTGATAAAGAATATGAGCTTTTACTTACAACTAAGGCAACTAAGGAAATTGCTAAAAAGTATGGTGGTTTAGAGAAACTTGGAGACAAGCTTTTAACTAACAAAGATTATGAAGGAGCAATTGGCGAAATTGTCTGGTTAATTGTAACTTTAGCAAATCAACCAATCTTAATTCATAACTATAAGAATCCAAACGATAAGAAAGAACTTTTAACTGAGGATGAAGTTGAGATTCTAACAACACCACAAGATTTAGCAAATTTCAAAGATGCTATCACTGAAGCCTTATATAAAGGTGTTCAAAGAAATATTGTGAGTGAAGAATCAAAAAACGCAGTGGGCGAGTAAGCGATGAAGAGTTGTTTACTCGTCTTTTATATTACGGCTT